CACAAGAAGTCAAAAACAATCCAAACTTGCCAGAAGAGCTACAAGGTATAATAAAACTAATAGAACAACTGCCTATACAATGTAATCACGCAGAACTTGTACAGCAAAGAAAAGATGTTCCATTACATAATGATGCCGCGGTAGATCTAGATTCAAGCAAACTATCTCCATATGAACCATCAGGTTTTAGATTACTATTAAACGATGTAAGGAAACCAAGTTTTTATTTCTGTAAAGAACACAAACCATCTGAGGAAAATCCATTGTTGTATGTTGATGTACCAATGGATACAAATGCGTTTGTGATTAATGAATTAGTTTATCCACACGGTGCTAAAAAAATAGACGAATTAAAGTGGGTAGTGACAGCAACTGGTCCAATAGATCCAGAAAAACACTTACAATTATTAGAAAATAGCTATAACAAATACAGTGATAAAATAATTGAATTTACCGAATAAAAACACTTGACTTTATCATAAAAGCTAAATATAATGTGTATATAATGTTTAAGACATTTTATACATTATGGCAAACAAAGGCTAATATAGGCAAACATAGGCTTAATAAAAGGAGGCACATTATATGGCATCATTAGCAGACATCCGTGCGAAACTGGCGGCACAAGAAAATAAAAGTTCAAACAGAACATCAGTTTCAGATAACGCAATTTACCCATTTTGGAATATACCTGAAGGAACAACTTCTACTATGAGGTTCTTACCTGATGGCGATAAATCAAACACTTTCTTTTGGCAAGAAAGAGCAATGATTAAATTACCATTTCCAGGAGTAAAAGGTCAAGCAGATACTAAACCAACTTTAGTACAAGTACCTTGTATGGAAATGTTTAATGAACCTTGCCCAGTACTTGCAGAAGTAAGAACTTGGTTTAAAGATTCATCTTTAGAAGATATGGGTAGAAAATATTGGAAGAAAAGAAGTTACATATTCCAAGGTTTTGTAGTTAATTCAACTTTAGATGAGGAAACAGTACCAGAAAATCCAATTCGTAGGTTTGTAATTAATCCATCAATTTATCAAATTATCAGATCAGCATTAATGAATCCTGATATGGAAGATCTACCAACTGATTATACTTCAGGTAGAGATTTCAAATTAACAAAAACACAAAAAGGTGGTTATGCTGATTATTCAACTTCAACTTGGTCATTTAAATCAAGAGCATTAAGTGATTCAGAACAAGGTGCTATTAGCCAATATGGTTTATACAACTTGTCAGACTTTATGCCTAAGAAGCCATCTCAAGAAGAACTTAATGTAATTCAAGAGATGTTTAAAGCATCAGTTGATGGTGAATTATATGATCCAGAAAGATTTGGACAATATTATAAGCCAGCTGGATTAAACACAGGATCTAAAGCAACGGCTACAACTACTTCGGCGCCAGTACAAGCGGCACCTGTACAAGCGACTCCAACAGAGTCAGCACCTGTACAAACTGAAGCAGTAGTACAACCGGCACCTGTTCAAGCTGAAGTTAAAGTTGCAGAAACAGTAACAGCATCAGTAAATGAAGCACCTGCTACAGCAACAGCAACAACAACAGCACCAGCATCTGCACAAAGTCAAAGCAAAGTATCAGCAGACGATATTTTGGCAATGATTAGAAGTAGACAAGCTAACAAATAATTTATATAATATAGGCTGTGGGGAAACTCACAGCCTTATTAAGAACAGGAGAATTTATGGTAAGACCATTTGACGTTAGTAAGTTTAGATCCAGTTTAACAAAAAGCATACAAGGTATCTCTACAGGTTTTGAATCTGACCCAGATACTTGGATCTCAACAGGAAATTATACATTAAATTATCTAATTAGTGGAGACTTTAATAAAGGTGTGCCGCTAGGTAGAGTTACAATGTTTGCAGGAGAATCAGGATCTGGTAAGAGTTTGATAGCTTCTGGAAACTTAATTAAAAGTGCCCAAGATCAAGGTATCTTTTGTGTAGCAATAGATTCAGAAAATGCATTACACGAAGATTGGTTACAAGCACTAGGAGTTGATACATCACCTGAAAAAATGTTAAGGATAAATGTATCAATGGTAGATGATGTTGCTAAAATTATTAGTGATTTCATTTCAAGCTATAAGAAAGATTACGAAGGCAAAGAAGACAAGCCAAAAATTTTATTTGTAGTTGATAGTTTAGGTATGCTATTGACACCAACAGATAGAGATCAATTTGAAAAAGGTGAGATGAAAGGTGACTTAGGTAGAAAAGCTAAATCACTTACAGCATTGATTCGTAATTCAGTAAATCTAATTGGTAGTTTAAACATTGGACTAGTAGCAACTAATCATACATACGCATCGCAAGATATGTTTGATCCAGATGATAAGATATCAGGTGGTCAAGGATTTATGTATGCAAGTTCTATAGTTGTAGCTATGAAGAAGTTAAAACTTAAAGAAGATGAAGATGGCAATAAAATAACTGATGTAACTGGTATTAGATCAGCTTGTAAAGTTATGAAGTCAAGGTTTAACAAACCATTTGAAGCAGTACAAGTAAAAATTCCATATGAAGCTGGAATGGATCCATACTCAGGATTAGTTGACTTGTTTGAGAAAAAAGAAATTTTAGTCAAGCAAGGTAATAGATTAAAATATGTTGATAGATTTGGTAAAGAACATCTACATTATCGTAAACAATGGACTGGTGAGAATCTGGATTTAGTTATGGCTGAGTTCCAAGAAAGTATTGGTTCGGAAAACATAAATAAAACCAAAGAAACCATAGGAGCAAATGACGATGATGAATCACTCGGAGGTAGCGATGCTACTTGAAGCCTGGCAAAAAATAGTCGAGTACATTCCAGCAAAAGATAGACTTGAGGCCGCAAAAGCATACGTAACATTATTAGATGATTACGGCATTGACGGACAAGAGTTGGAAGAGTTTAAAGGAAGTGATGACTATTTGGAAGAAGCTATTTCAGAACACTATGATGATTTGGAAGAGTATGATGATGACAGCGAAGGATCTGCATACGACGACGAAGAGGCTTACTAATGTCAGCTAAATGGTATGGACAGGTATCAAACAATCTTGGTAAGATACCTGAATGTATTGAATACTATGAAAATCAATTAGAAGAAGCAAGAGTAGAGTGTGGACTTACTGGTAATATTGAGCGAAATGCAAAAGATGTTCCTGGTATAGTTGAACATAGATTTAATCAATTACAAGAAATAGAAGCAATTTTAGAATTTCTTAATATACAACTAAGAAAAATTAGAAGTAAACACTATAAAAAGTTTTTAGAAAATTATCAAAGAGCATTAACATCAAATGATGTTAGAAACTATATTGACGGTGAAGATGATGTTGTTGATATGGCTAATTTAGTTAATGAATTTGCTTTGTTAAGAAATAAATTCTTAGGTTTACTTAAGGCCATCGACGCAAAACAATTCCAAATTAATAATATTGTTAAATTAAGGGTGGCTGGACTTGATGATGCAGAATTATTTGCAAAAAAATAGTCTTGGTTGTATAATAAGAAATGAAGAAAACAACACTACATATTAAAGACGAAGTAAATGTCAAGTTTGAAAACTTAGATGTTGTTACTCGTAGAAAAATATCAGACAAGTTAAAGTTTTTTGTACCATATGCTTATCATTTACCAGCATACAAGTTAGGAAGATGGGATGGTAATATAAGATTTTGTGATATAGGTGGAAGAACATATCTAAATTTAATTGATAGAATATTACCTATTATTGAAGATCAAGATTATGATATTGAAATAAAAGATGATAGGAGAGATATTGATCTAAAGTTTGAATCAATTGATGAGAATTATCTTTCCGATATAAACTGGCCTAAAAATCATCCTAATGCAGGTGATCCAATTACATTAAGAGATTATCAAGTTAAAGTTATAAACGAATTTATAAAAGCACCACAAAGTTTACAAGAAATTGCCACAGGAGCAGGTAAAACAATTATTACTGCCGCACTATCAAAGATGTGTGAAAAGTATGGAAGAACTATTGTTATAGTGCCTAATAAAAGTTTAGTAGGACAGACAGAAGAAGATTATATTACTTGTGGATTAGATGTTGGTGTTTACTTTGGAGATAGAA